TGCGAACAAAGTCTGCGCCGACAGCACGATTACGGTTACGGCGCCGAACGGCGGGCCAACCGCCCGGTCGGAGTTTATTGACAAAGCCCTGCAGAAAGTGTGGGCAAAATTAAAGAAAATCACCGCCCAAACCTTAGGCAAGGGCGGTGTTGTTATTGTTCCGTATATCAGCGGGAATAAGCCGCAGTTTGATGTTGTAGGGCAGGAGCGAATGTGCATTACGGGCCTGGATGGCGATGACATAACAGGCATGTCGCTGATAGCCGATTATGCAACAGTCGGCGATGTAACTTATTATCGCATCACTGACTACTCCTTGGAAAACGGAGTACACACAATCAGAAACAGGGCCATCGACAAAACTGGCGCCATCTATCCCATGTCAATAGTTCCTCAGTGGGCGGATATCACAGAGGAATTTTCAATCCAGGGCGTCAAGCAGTTGCTCCTGGCGTATATCAAATCGCCGATTGACAATCGGAAGGACAAGGATATATACGGTGTGCCGATAACCTACGGCAGCGAAGCCATCATAGAGGAGCTGTACAAATGTCTTGAGGATTTTGCCCAGGAGTTCGAGCTGAAGAGAGCGTTTGTCGGAGTGGATGAGTTATTGCTCGGCAAGGATAATAAATTGCCGGCCAACGGGCTTTTCAAAAAGTTCAGCGGCTCCGGAGCTTTGAAAGCAGACGGCGAGTCGTTTTGGGAAATCTTCGACCCTGCAATCCGCGACAGCTCATATAAAAATCGTTATGACATGCTCTGCGCGCAGTTGGAACAGTCGATAGGCACATCGAGAGGCATTCTGACGGAGCCGACGACGGCCACGGCGACAGCCACCGAAATAAAGGCCGCAAATTACGATACCTTCTGCTTGGTGGACGATATTCGCAAGGCTCTCGAAGTAGCGTTCCAACAGCTTGCATATGCCTATGACGTACTGGCTGAGGCTTTCGGCTTGACGCCGGCGGGGGCGCGCGGTCAATATGCGATATCGTTCGACTGGGATTATTCGGCGCTTGAGTCCACGACAGAAACGTTCAATCAGCTGTCCGAGCTGGAGAGCCGCGGCCTCATCAGGAGCGCCCGCCTTGTTTCCTGGGTTACCGGGTTGAGTCTTGAGGAAGCCCAGAGAGAAATAGACGAGGCTAGGGCGATGAGTACGCGGGTGGAGGAGCTGATATAGCAGATAGGCGATATGTTGTCTGAAGAGAAGCTGGAAGCTTTGCTTAATAAAATCGAAAACCGGATAGACGCTGTAAACAGGTTCTATCTCAAAAGGTCGGGGAGCAGATAAAAGAAATCGGCAAGCTGTCCCCGGCCTCTGTACATAAGCTTATCCAGATACGCAAGGCCGGCACCAGCGTTGAGGAAATAAACAAAGCCCTTGCAGAAGCCACGGGCAAAAACATTGGCGATATTAAAAAACTTTATAGGGAAGCCCTGAACGAGACCTATGCGGACTATGAGCTGATGGCAATTTTGAAGGGTGTTCCTCTGCCGCCGCTTTCGCAGAACAAGCAGATGCAGCTGATTCTGGAAGCGGTGTACTGCGTCACCGAGGAAACGATGAAGAACTGGTCTAACACGACCAACATCTCAGCGACCTACAAGGAGCTGGTTTCCGACGCGATACAGGCAGCGGTATCTGGCGTAAGCGATTATAACTCAGCTATGCGCCGGGCGCTTGAAAAGGCTGCGCTTGAGGGGCTGCGCGTTACGTATGAAAGCGGCCATACCCGCCGGCTGGATACGGCTATCCGCATGAACGTGGTTGACGGGGTCAAACACATCCAGCAGGAGGCGCAGCGTATACTAGGCGAGCAGATCGGAGCGGACGGTGTGGAATTAACAGCTCACCCGAACAGTGCCCCGGACCATGAGCCGGTGCAGGGGCGGCAGTTTACCATTGCCGAATTTGAAAAGATGCAAAGCGGGCAAGATTTTCAAGATATTGACGGGAACCATTACAAGGGCTTCAAGCGTCCGATAGGGGAGTGGAACTGCCGACATTTTGCTTATAGCATTGTGTTGGGTGTGGCGAAGCGGCGCTACTCCGACGAGCAGCTGGAAGAATGGCGCCGCGCCAACAACGAGGGCTGCGAGATTGACGGCAAGCACTACACAAAATACGAAGCCTCTCAGCTCATGCGGCAGCTCGAAACAAAGATCCGTCAGCAAAAGGACGTAGCCAACGCCGCAAGGGCGTCCGGGGACGATGTGCTGAGGCGCAAGGCGCAGCAGAAAATAACCCAGCTTACGGCGAAATACAAGGAAGTCGCCGAGAAGTCGGGGCTGCGGACCAGGTTTGAGCGGACATATGTAAAAGGGTTTAAGGATGTTAAGCTTGATTTGCCTAAAGTAGCAAAAGCGCCAAATACAATATTACAGGAGACAATAGCCGATATTCGCTTGAAAGGAATAATTCCACAAGGAGCCGATATTGAGAATGTAAGAGTTATTGCTGGTTATGGTACATCAACGGAGCTGCGATATGCGAATAAACTTGCGGAGGAAATAGGTGGAAGCTTCTTGCAGTGGCAGAAAAAAAAGCGGTATAATCCAAGGTGAGTATAATAGTTATGAGGTCCATTGGGACGAGCTTGACGGTAAGCAATATCGGATAAAACTGAAAGGAGTGAGGCCAAAATCAAAGTAAGGTATATAGGTGAGAGTTTTTATGCTGGTAGCGGTTTAACCAATGGTGTTATATATGAATGCCTTGGTGTTGAAGACGGTGGTGATTTTGGGCCGATGCTCCGTATTATCGATGATGAGGGCAGGAACTATCCGGGTAATGAGGACGAGCCTGAAGGATATCTCTACTCTCCGACTAATCCCGCGCCTCTTGATGGAAGTTCACCCGGGGGCAGATGGGAGATCGTTGAAGATGATGAATTCGGAACGTTAGCTAAAGCAATCAAAGGATAAAGCTAATACAATTCAATAAGTCAAGGACGATGCAGTTATGCACCGTCCTTTTCTTATACCCAAATTCGCCCGGCAAGGCGTAAAACTGCACAGCCATGCAGAGCTAACTGCGTTAACAAAGCGTAAGGCGAGGAGGTTTGCTATGAAAAGAGAATTTCTGAAATCAATCGAGGGCCTGACTGACGAGGCAATCGACAAGATCATGGCCGAAAACGGCAAAGACATCGAAGCAATCAAAGCCAAATATGCCGATTACGAAAAGCTTAAGGAGGAGCTGCAGAAAGCCCAGGAGACAATAGCTGAGCTTGAAAAAGCCAAGGGCGATATTGCTACTCTGCAGAAAACCATCGAGGAATACAAAGCCGCTGAAAAGCAGCGCGAGGAAGAGGCCAAGGCGGCCGCCGCCCGCGCCGAGTTGGAGCGCCGGTTTGATAAGGTGGTGGGGGACCGTAAGTTCACCCATGAGTACATTAGGGCTGGCTTGCTGGCCGACTTCGAGAAAGCGCTTGCGGATGAAGCCAATAAGGGCAAAGGCGATGCGGAGATTTTCGAAATGATGACCAAGGACCAGAAAGGCATATTCGTGTCGCAGAACCCGACCAGCATCAAAATGGGAGGTATGGGCGGAAATATTCCTCCGGAAAAAGCTGTATTTCACTTCAACTTTACCGGCGTTCGCGCCAAACCTAACTAAACTAAGATGAAAGGATGATTTGATATATGCCGACTGCTCTTAATTACGCACAGGAGTACGCTCAGGCGCTTGCCCAGGCGTATCCTTATGTACTGCATTTTGCAGACCTGCGCAGTACAGAGAACGACGCCCGGTATAGATGGGTAGGCGCAAATACTATCCAGATACCGACGATCAGCACCACCGGCCGTGTTGACGGGGACCGCGACACCATCAGCACGGCAACCCGCAACTATAACAACCAGTGGGAGACTAAGACCCTGACTAACCACCGCAAGTGGTCTACGTTGGTCCATCCGATGGATATCGACGAGACCAATTTTGTGGCGACCATTCAGAACATAACCCAGGTGTTCAACGAAGAGCAGAAGTTCCCCGAGATGGATGCCTACCTGGTATCCAAAGTGTATGCCGACTGGACTGCTGTAGGCAAAACCGCGGATTCGACCGAAATTACAGTTGACAACATCCTGCAGCTGTTTGACGATTACATGACCGAGATGGACGATAAGAATGTGCCGGCGTCCGGGCGTATCCTTTATGTGACGCCCCAGGTCAATAAAATCCTTAAGCAGGCGAAGGAGATTTCCCGCTTTGTCATGAACGGTGAGAATGCAATCAGCCGCGCCGTGCGGTCTCTGGATGAGGTGAAAATTGAGACTGTGCCCAGCGTGCTGATGAAGACCGTTTACGACTTCACAGAGGGCTGGCAGCCGGGCGTAGGCGCCAAGCAGATAAACATGTTCCTGGTGCATCCTTCTGCTGTTATAACTCCGGAGAAATATGTATTTGCTCAGCTCGATCCGCCAAGCGCGCTGTCCGAGGGCAAGTATGTCTATTTCGAGGAGTCTTATGACGACGTGTTCATCCTGAATAAGCGCATCGACGCCATTATGTTCAACATAGCAGCTTGATGGAGGCACATTATGGTTATAGTCCAGAGAGCGAACAAACAGCTGAGGGTGGCCGAGAGCCACCTTCAGCATTATCTCGATAAAGGCTATGTTGAAATAAAAACCGTATCGGATGAAAATGCGCCGAAAGAGAAGCAGGAGGAAAAGCCTAAGAAGGCAAAGAAGTAAATCACAGGAGGCGGCGTCATGTATATCGACTACGCCTATTTCAAGGCAAACGGCGGGGATGAGGCGGTGACCGAAGCCGCCTTCCCCGCTTTAGAGTATCGGGCGCGGAAGATTATCGACCGGGTGACGCAGAAGCGCGTACAGGCGATGGCTGCCGTGCCCGAAGCTGTGAAGAGGCTAATGGTAGAGCTTATCAACATCGAGAGCGTGAGCGGCTCCAATGTAATCCTGCGCCCGGCGGTATCGTCATTTTCCAACGACGGATACTCGGAGACGTACGCCGAACCCGTGACTGCAGAGGCTATCTCCGCGGCTGAGAGGAGACTTATCCGTCAGTACCTTGCGGACGAGACTGATGATGCCGGTACCCCGCTTCTGTGGCTGGGGGTGGGCTGATGTTCAGGGCAGATACCAACATCACACTGTACAATGCCCTGTATGATGAGGATGCCGGCTACGACAACTATAAGCGCACGGTGTTATCTGGCGTTTCGTGGTTCAGCCGAACCCAAACGTCTGTTTCTAGTGATGGCGGCCTTCTGGCGGCGAACGAAATAACCGTGCGGATTCCAGGCGAGATATGCGATGGGTATGTCGCGCCGAAAGACTACACCGGGGCCTCGGGAACATGGACGCTCCAACCGGGGGATATAATCGTCAAGGGCGCTGTGCCGGATGAAAACCCGCGCCCTGCGGAGCTTAAGGCGAAGTATGAGATGATGACAATCGTCGGTGTCACAGACAACAGAGCCGGCAAAGGGCCGCATTTGAAA